GTGGTTGCTTTCTTTGTAATACGATCTGCTTCTTCATTACCAACTTTCTTTCGCCATTCAACAAAAATCTGTCGGTTATAAAATGAAGTTACCGATGTAATAGAAGGCACCCAATCACCGTTGGGAAGGTTGTAAAGACGGATGCCATTCTTTTCTTTCTTTTGTAATTCAACGTCACCTAGGTAATTATGATGAATAAAACTCATAGATTCAATTCCGCTTTTGCAACTAAGTACTCCTTACAAAGTCCTGAACGGACAATATCTTCTACACCAAATTCAATAACATCCATAGAAGGCATTACATTCAGAATTCGCATAAAGTCTACAATACCATTCTTTTCTGCAGTTTTCACCAAGTCAGATTGAGTAGCATCACCACAGAACATAATCTTAGAATTTTCACCAACACGAGTGATGATTGAATCTAGTTCGTGGAAGTTCAAGTTTTGGAATTCATCAACGATGATAATACAGTTGTCCAGTGTAGTACCACGAATGAATGATGTACTCCAGAAACTAATCGTTCCTTGGGTTTTAAGATTACCATACAACATCTCAAAAGCAGAATCGTCTGGCATCTCAAACATATACTTCACCATATTCTTATATGGAATTTGGTAAAGTGAAGACTTATCTTCATGGTCACCAGGAAGAAAACCAATTTCCCTAGTTGCTACAAGTGAACGAACGATGTAGATCTTTTCATAAGGTGTCCTATCATCAAGAACATCCTTCAGTGCATTATACAGTGTAATGAAAGTTTTGCCAGTACCTGCTGCACCATAAGCAACAATGTTTTGATCTAACTTATATGCTTTGTAAAGTGCTTCTTGATTATCAGTCAGAGGTTCTACAGTCCTCATCAAATCCTGATTGATCGGTTTCTTGCGTTTCATTTGTTTGTTACTCATCCCAAATGGAACAGGGTTTTGTGGCGTGTTTCTTTTCTTAGTTGGCATATATTTAAATCAAACTGGTTTTACTCTTGAACCTGGTGCTTTTGATGCTTTTGTTAGAACATCATTCCAACCAGGGTGTGACTTTCTTAGTCTATCATAAACTTCACCAACTTCACCAGCAGCGGGACAAGTTGATGGGTCAGACCAATCTCTTTCCCATTCTGGATTATCTTGTTTCCACTGGTCCCAATCGTGAACACTCAGCGTCACTTCTTTTTGTTCACCAGTTTGCTTATTGATAACAGGATACGTTGCCATAAATCAAAAATTATTACAGGGATATTTATTCAGTCCATTCAAGTGCTTCAGCAACAGCAGGAAACTGTTCAACAAAGATTGCCTTAGCAGCATTCGCAATGTCCATGTGTTCCTTCTGTGTACCGTGTCCTGAACGCAGATCGATGTAGTGAATCCAAGAACGCACTGAACCCGTCATATACAGGCGTGTAGGCGTCGCTAAGGGCAGTACAAACCTTGCACACTCCTTTGCTACCCCATGCGAAAGAAGTTCCTTGTAGAGGCGCATACCTTCCGCAAAATGATCTTGAATCTTGCTCTGTAGACCCAACTTTTCATATTCCCCAATATCATCAATACTGTTCTGACGATTCTTGGTATCCTGACGACGAAGATCAGGAACAGGAATATAATCACTCAACAAAGAACTATCAGCATAACGCTGTGAAAATTCTTGATAAGTAAAAGAACGATGTCGCAGAATCTGTGCTGCAATACCTCTAGTAGTATTAATCTCCAGAGTCATCGTTGCTTGTTCAAAGATACTCCAGTGCTGATGATTGATACAATACTTCAGCAATCCAGAAAACTTTTCATTATCCTGATTGTTAGGATTACTTACCCGAGCACAGTATGCCATGTGTTTCTCAGCATCAGGAGTAACACTAATCAACTTAATCGGGATATCCATCATCATCTCCGTCATAAAATACTTCGTCGTAATCTGTAATGTGTGTTGAAATTTCTTCGTAGTTCATCTTGTATGAATCTACATCAGAATAAACCTCTGATTTTAAACAATCGACCAGAGACTCTAGGTTCTTTACGATTAACTTTAGTTTTTCTTTATCCATAAGAAAGAATACTTTCAATTCATTCTACACAAAAAAAGAGGGAGAG